CAATATAATTTAACGCACCTATGTATCCGGGTAAAGAATAAGTATCCAACCCCGGTCTGTATTCCTTAATATAAAGAATTTGTTTGCCTTCTCTTAAATCTTTATTGTAACCTAATACAACTTCCGCTTCGGCTTTTCTATCGCTCCAATCTTTAATCCAATATTGGGTGTTATCCTTGTTAGAACGTACTTTGGTGTAATCTATATGACAAATAGAAGCGATTTGACCGCCTATTTTACTCCAAACAATCTCCAAGTAAGCACCACCGAAAACCTCAATATCAATTGAAACTTTGCGCGTAACATCATTTAGAGATTCGTAAGGATTGGCATTCTTAATGAACTCTTCGGCTTTAACATCTTCCTCTTTTGTTGCCCATCCGTTACCGGTAATATAATTGACCTTACCTTTTACAATAGCGTTATGTTTCGCACTCTTATTGTAAAGGCTTAAAAGATAATTGGGATAATCGTTCTTATCTCCGAACTCAATATATCCCACCCCTTTCTTTTCCCGATATTCGGGTTGCTTTGCTTCCGCAAATGTTAATATCACTAAATTATCCATCATCGTACTATAAATGTGTTATTTGGTTGGTGTTTCGTATATGTAAAAGAAGTAGATTCATTAAGCCTCATTATCCCAGTTTCCACTAATCCGGTAGCATTAGCAGGGTTGGTATTCGTTGTAGAAGTTTGCTCGTAGATTTGATATTCCCACTCTCCAGAATCTTGCGTTCCAAAATAAGTATTTGTAACTATCGAAAATTGATTAAACCTATCCTTAAAACCAGAAGTATCGGCTGCATTTAGAATCACAAATTTGACCTCTATATTGCTTCCCCTATGCGTAAAAACGAATAAATAATTAGGTGCTGATAACGTCTGCTTCTCCTTTAAAGTAAGGATAATCTGACTTGTCGAACCCTTTGTTAAATATATCATACTACTAAATAGATAAATCTTGGATTTTTACAATAAAGAAAAAGCCACCCCCAAAGGGATGGCTAATCTACCTACCTATAACGAACCACGAAAGCCTTATGCGGTAAGACCTGCGATAATACCACTTGCAACCTCTGGAGCAAGTTGTTTTTCGCCACCAGTGAAAGTTAGTGTATAACCATTACGGTCTCCTTGAGCAGTTCCAGTTGCAGCAGTTCCACCAGTTACATCTAATCCAGAAACGCGACCTAACAACCAATATTTATCGTTAGCATCTTGTACTACTGCCATCAGAGTAGCTTGAGCGAGAAGCAATATCTCATTGCGAGTATTTGCTTGGAGTTTGTTTAGAACAACAGAAAGTTCTTGAGCATAAAACACAGTTCCGTTCTCTACAGAAGCGGTAACTGTTTCAGTCAAAGAACCTGTATTCTTAACTAACTCATATTTGTAGAATACTTTATTCGCTGCTTTAGTAATAGCAGAAACGATACCAGAAGCCTCTGTAACCGCAGTTACGTTTGCGTGGTTGATTAACCACACAGCTTTGATACCGCCTAAACTATCTTTGCAATCGAGTGTGTACCCTTGAGTTAAAGCACAAGGCATTTGATTAAGTTTTAAAAGTTAATGGTGGGTAACCCTTAAAGCTACCCACCTTTTAATTAGATAATGAAAGAAGCAATCTCATCCAAGAAGGCTACGTTCACACCCATCTTGAACTCGCTTACGAAACGAACTTGGTCAGCCTCTTTGGCATAGAAAAGTTCGAAACGCTCTTCCTCATTCAGAAGGTCTGTACCGAGGAACATATTGCTCAAACGGATAGCATAAATCTTATTTACACCATTCAAACCTGGAGTAGCTACAACTTTGATTGGAGTACCGGGTAAGAAAAACTCGCTATCAGCCTTACCATCGAAAGCATAGTTGAACATATTAGCGTTCTTCAATGCAATTGTGTAAGTACGGAATACATCTTGACCGCACCAGATAGTCATATCATCTTTTGCAACAACAGTTGCAGGGATTGCTTTGTAAAGAGCATCGAAGATAGCCACTACGTTAGCAGTTGTGATTGCAGTTGCAGTACCACCAAAATAAGTTGCGTTGTTAGCTTCTACGGCAGAACTACCAACCAAAGTTACTAAACCTTGGAACTTATTCAAGTTTACGTTAGCACTTCCAGTTGAACCTTGCCAGATAGCAGTTTCAAGTTGTGCAGCGATACGAGCAGCTTTCTTGTCTGTATAATCAGAAGCGAAAGCGATTGAATCGTAACGGCTTCCCTCTGGTAAAGCCTTCTGCAAATATTTTGCTTCTAGGTCTTTAGGGCAAAGAGATTCGTTTACTTTAATTTTACCAACAGTTACAGTACGCTGAGTGAAAGTAGTTGAACCACTTGCGTTGAATCCGCAAGAGCCACCCGCTTGGAAGATAGCGTCAGTATCCATAATGTTGATTGTCTCGGCAGATTTTACACCTACCATCACGTTTCCTTGACTTTTAATCAAAGAAGCGGTTTTGCTTCCGAGTACGGAAGAAGTTACCAATAGAGCTTCATTCTCTTTGGTATAATTTGCTAATGCTGAAACATCAAAAGCCATTGTTATTAAATTTTAAGTTTTTAAAAATTTATTTTGCGTAATTAGAAAGAAAACGAGAGATTTTATCGTTTTTAGATTCGAAATGCTTTGTGAATTGCTTAGGTTGTGTCGGAGCAACTGAAGGAGTTTTAGTAAGTTCGATAACTACATCAGTAAGTTCAGAGATAGCCTTAGAGAACTTATCGTTCATTTGAGCAATATTCTCGCTCATTTTAACTTCAGCCTCTTTCTTGTAACTCTTCAACTCTTCGATTTGTGCTTCCATTTCAGCGACCTTCTTCTTCATTAATTCAACTTCTGATTCGGGTGCTTCGATTTCAACTTCTGGTACTTTAATCTCAAGGATTGTGCCTGTCTCATCCAAAACGATAACAGAACCATCAGCAAGAGTATGCTCTCCGACAGGAGCAGGAACTTCGTTCCCAGCCTCGTCTAAAAGAGTAACCTTACCGCCAACCTCAAGTTTATCAACCATAACTTTTACACCACTCGCTAAAACGTATTCAGCGAAATTGGCTACGGCAACTTCTGGAGCAGCTTGTGCTTCAGCGAACATTGCCTTGATTTTTAATAATGCTTCTTGTGGAGACATAAAGAATTTACCCATAAATAGTAAACACTTACGTAAGTGACCAAATAGAAAAAAAATGGGAGCGTTAGAAAAAAAAGGGGAGCGTAGAAACACCCCCCTTCAAACAAAACTATGAAAACTAACTATGAAACCTCTTTTAGAATATTGATAATGTCTTGCATCATCTTTTCTTCTTTGGTATCGGTTTTGTAATTAAATATCCCTTCAACCGAAAACCCTTGCACTTTGCCATCCTTAATCATTTCCCAAACTTCATCATTGTCCACCTTAAAAGAACCAAACCAAGAGCCATCCTTAACATCTTCAAAACCTTTCATCGGATGAATACCCCTCTTTTCATCTACTATCCAACTCTCGAACATTGTTACCCCATCCATCACTTGACCGGAATCGTGCATCAAATTTACGTTATTTTGGTAACCTTTCTTAAAATATTTTTGAGCAATCTTTTTGATAGTGTCTTTAGTAAATACAACATAATATTCGCCATTGGAATCATTACGATAAATAGGAGTATCGGCTAACATCAAAGCACCAGAAACAATCCTTTCTTCTTCATCTTGAATGGCAAACTTCTTTTTCTCAATTGAATTAATCTTAGCCTCTGCCCAACCTAAAGCGGTCTTTCCACCCCACGCATCGTACATCAACTTGCCACAACCATCTTCATAGCCTTTAGAGTTTTCTAAATCTACTAAATGCCTTGAAAGGTAAGAGTACATTCTTTTAATTGTCTCAAACGAAATAGGCTCTCCGTTGGCTAATTGATTTGCTCTTTGCTTACCTACTGGTGTTCCGCAATCTCCCCATCCGTTTTCCTCTGTCCAATCCAACACTTTTCTAGCGTTGTTTTTAACGGAATCCGGATAATCAGAATACGAATCTTGAAAGGCTAAAAATGATTTCTCAATTGCAGGTCTATCCACTAAGGCTACAAAATCAACTTCGACATTTGAATCTAAATCCTCTACTATATCTAATCTGTATATTGGTAATTGTTTTTCCATAACTATAAATAGATTTTAACTTAATCTTGCAGCCCTATTGATTCTTCGGATTCTTTCTTGTGAGTTAGTAACATCACTTTCAAGCACATAGGAACGATTTGTTGCAGAACCTAATTGCTGAATAGCTTGCGCATTTAATAAAGTTGAAGCTACTTGTGGAGTTGGGGCAGGAGCAATGGGTGCTTGTGTGCTTGTAGGACTTATCGGAGTTGGCGAACCAACAGTTGCATTAGGTTTAGTTTGAATAATTGCTCTAACGTTTTTAAAACCAGTAGCTAATGCTGAAATCATTGTGGCAATCTTAACACCTAAAGAAACAGGAGCAACTCCTGGAACTGGAGCAGCAAATACTTGTGAGGCTGCTTTGTAAGTGTTAATCGTAGCTTCAGCAATTGCAAAGGCTTTTCCTGCTGCAGTAGTTTGTCCTAATATTTGCGATATACTACCCGCTGCGGTTGCGTAGTTGCCTAATTCCTCATTTAAAGCATTCATACGAAGATTCTTTTTTATCCCTTCGTATTGTCTTTCTAATGCAACTTCAGCCTCTTTATTCCCTTTAATTAATTCGAATTTCTTACGATATTGCTCATCTAAATTAGCTGATTCTATTTCATCTTGACTTAATAAAAGTTCAGATAATGTTTTATTTCTTTCTTTTGTTAGGTCTTGTAAACCTTGAATTACTTTTAGATTTCTTTCTACTCCCGATTGGATAGTTTTATCTCTATTCGCTAAGAATAACTTTTCATTTTCTTCTTCCTTTTTCCGAGCATCATCACGTTCTTTTAAATCTTGTTCTCTTAAATATTTTGCGTATTTAAAATTTTCTTCAGACCTTTTTCTTCTTAAATCTTCTAATTGTTGCTCGTATTGTAATTCTGCTTCCTGTTGTTTTCTTTTTTCTTCAGCAGCTTTCGCAGCAGCCTCTTTACGTTTATCTAGTTGCTCTTGTTCGGTTTTAGTGACTTCTTTCGTTCCCGCCATAAACCTTTGATTGGCATCATCGTATCTTTTGCCAAACCCAGTTACGGCTTCTTTTGCACTATCCCAAGCACCTACGAAATCCCCTTTAATTAACTTTCCTACCGCTTGTCCTAATGTACCAATACCTTGTATAAATGAAGTAATGGCTGAATACGCAACTCCGAAACCTCTAGTGACAAGAGGCAAAGCCTGTGTCGCTAAATCTATAAAGGCATCAAATACCGGTTCAATCGCTGCAAATATCCCATTGAATATTCTTTGGAAACCGATTAATAAAGGTTGTAGTTTTTGTGTTGCTTTTTCTGATTGAGCAAAAGCAGCAATCAACCCACCTAACGCAGCTACAAACAACCCAATTCCGGTAGCTTTTAATGCACCGCCAAAACTTTGAGTAGATACTTTTAGCCTATTTAATGCACCACCAACTTGACCAAGAGGACCAGGAGCAGATGCTAATTGGTCTACCCAATCTCCCGCAGCTTGTTTACTACCTTTGAGTTTATCTTCTAAATCATCAATCTGATTCGTGAGTTTCTTAAATTCATCAGAACCAGCAGCAGTTTCCTTTAACTCTTTTTTTAAAGCCTTTAGCTCTCCAATAGAACCCGCAACATTAGTTTTAATATTAATGTCTACACCAACTGTCTCGTTTGCCATAATAATTTTATTAGTTTAAAAGCATCTGTCCAAGTATCGGGTGTAAGATATTTTACTTTAACCCTTTTGTCTTTCAGTAGTAATGTATTATTGGTAGGCAAATATTGAGATAATGCGACTTCGTTTTGTGCTTTTACGATTGACTTTTCTTGCTTTGCTAAATACATATTTAATAAATAAGACATACAATTACAAGCAATAGAAATGCTATTATTTTCTGTAATAAATTTTTCTTGTATTTTTTTTATATCTATTTTCATTATTCGTATGTTAATTCAATTACTCGTAAAAATTCACATTTAGTGCTTTCGGGGTTCGTAGGGTTGTAGTCAATAACTTTATTTAATCTCCACAAAGCACCATCAATATAAATTAGCTTTGAGAAATCTAAACCATAGATGTCGGTTATCTTTAAATAGAGATAGCACATTAAAAGTTTAGAATCCTTATCGGTTATTTCTGCAACGTAATCACTCCAGAATCCGTTAAATAAATTAGCCGAAGGATAACTAACGCTCAAAGAAAAATATAGTTCTTTTGGCACACCGAAGTTAATATCAGAAGTAGGAGCATCGGGGTCATCTAAATGCCCTGCATAACCATAACTTGTTAGACCTGCACCTATGTTTTGATTGTTATTTTTAATATGCCAAGTTGTTACATCATTAACTTTGCGAACTTGCATTATTCGAATGTTATGGTCTACTGGGTCTTCTGATTGTGTATTTTGAGTATTAGATAACTTAAAGATTGTTGGGAATACTTTATCCTCTCCAGAATAACCAACTAATGGAGTAGCTGAAAATATTACTTCAGAAGTTTGTTTATCAGTTGCAAAATCATATCCTGTATCTTCAATATGGTCAGCATAACCTTGAGCATAATGTTTTGAATAATCCTCATTATAATAATCAGTATCCGGTTTATATTTAAACTCAAAGAATCTTCCGTTTAGTTCAGACATCGGCTTTAATTTAAAAGCCTTCTTCCTATCTACTTTTGCAGTCCAATCTAAATGTGAGGCAGAGTAATCATCTAACAGTAGAAGGTCTGTATTATCAATTAAAAGTTCTTCTTCAAGGTCATTAACTTGTAAGAAGTGAGCAGTAGTAGTATAGAAATCTATAAATGGAATAATCTTTAAATGCTTATCTCTTGTTGTATCTTCTACAATATAAAGATTAAACATTTTAATAATAGAAGAAATAAAATCTCTTTGAAATATCCCTTTTGGTACAGATTGATTAACCTCAAGCATATCGTCTATAACAAAATCAACAGGAATTAAACCAGGTGTTTGAATCTTAACTAATCCTTGTCCGATTTGAACGATTAATTCAAAATCAGTTGCAATATCTTGTCTGAATCTAAAAGAAACTATATCATTCGTATTTAAAGTAATATTTCCAGTAACTTTTAATTCAAATACAATTGGTGTACTAGATGATGAGCTTTCCCAACTATGCGTACCAATAACAGTTCCGTTTACTAATACGTCAAAATGAAAAGGGATAGAACTATTCTTTTGCCAACTTAATCTAATATCTGTTTCGTATTGCCCAGAAAAACTTGTACCTGTATAAGTAAATTGTGTGAATGCTCCGTTAGGTGTATAGTTCTGTGTTAATTCAGAAATAGATAAGGGAAATAATTTAGAAGTTCCATCTAATTCTGTAAACGTATAACTTGAGTTTCTACGTTGG